GCTGGTACATTGACTGCATCCTCTAACGGTGCAATCTCAGTAGACGGTGTTACTCTTGTAGTGAATGATAGAGTTCTTGTAAAAGACCAATCAACTGCTGCACAGAACGGTTTCTATAAAGTAACGACTGTTGGTTCTGGTTCTGCTGCATTTGTTCTAACAAGAACTCCAGATGCAGACGCTGCTTCTGAATTGACTGCTGGTGCATTTACATTTACTGAAGAAGGTACTGCAAACGCAGACAACGGTTATGTTCTAAGTACAAACGGTGCAATTTCACTTGGTACTACAGGAATTACATTTGAACAATTCTCAGGTGCTGGACAGATTTCTGCTGGTGCTGGTTTAACTAAAACTGGTAACACAATTGATGTTGTGGGAACAGCAGACAAGATTACTGTGGCTGCAAACGCAATCACTATTGCAAGTGGTTATGTTGGACAATCATCTATTACAACATTGGGAACAATCGCAACTGGTGTATGGAATGGTACAGCAATTGGTGTTGCACATGGTGGTACTGGACTAACTAGTGTTGCAAAAGGTTCTGTTCTAGTAGCAAACTCTGCAAACACATTGTCGGCACTTGACGGTGGCGGTAGTGATGATGGAATTCTACTTTATACAGCATCTTCTGATACTCTAGCATTTGGGACTTCTATAGACGGCGGCACATTTTAATTAATAAGAGAAAATTATGGCAACAATTGCAATTAAACCAAAACGCTCTGAGACTGCAACATCTACTCCATCTGCTAGTGATTTAGAAGCTGGGGAGATTGCTATTAACTCTGCCGACCAAAAAATATATACAAAGAAGGCGGATGGAACAGTTGTTGAGGTAGCAAATAAGGGTGCAGATGAGGGATTCGCAATCGCTCTTAGCATTGCGTTAGGATAAAGATATGGCAATACCAAATACAAGGGCGACATTTAAGGAATACTGTCTTAGATCACTAGGGAAACCAGTGATTGAAATTAATGTTGACCCAGATCAAGTAGAAGACAGAATTGATGAAGCACTACAATACTTCTCGCAATATCACTACGATGGTATTGAAAGAGTATATCTGAAATATCAGATTACTCAAGCAGATATTAATAGAGCTCGTTCTGATACATCTTTACCTTCAGTAACGGATGTTGATACATCTACAACAGCAGTATGGAAAGAACAGAAAAATTATATTCCTGTTCCAAGCACAGTTATGTCTGTGGTAAAAGTATTCCCTTTCATTGATAAGGGTGGGATGAATATGTTTGACGTTAAGTATCAGTTAAGACTGAATGACTTATACGACTTTAGTTCAACCTCAGTCATTCATTACGAAATGACTATGCAACATCTAGATTTTCTAGACCATATCTTGACAGGTGATACACAGATACGTCACAACCAACATCAAAACAGGTTGTATTTGGACTTAGATTGGCAACTTGATGTTGCTGATGGTGATTACATCATTATTGAATGTTATCGTAAATTAGATCCAGCAACATTTGTTGATGTATGGGACGATATCTTTTTGAAGAAGTACGCAACACAATTAATTAAACTTCAGTGGGGTGCAAACCTTTCTAAGTTTCAAGGAATTCAGATGTTAGGTGGTGTCGCACTAAATGGCGAACAGATTTATACTCAAGCACAAGAAGAAATCAATAAACTTGAAGAACAAATTCAACTTGCTTATGAGTTGCCACCAATGCATATGATAGGGTAAGTTATGCCGACTAATGTTTATTTTGATACAGGAACACGCCCAGAACAACACCTCTATGAAGACTTAATCATAGAGCAGTTGCGTATCTATGGGCAGGATGTATACTACATCCCTCGTAGACTCGTATCAGAAGATGAACTATTTGGTGAAGACGGTCTGTCTAAGTTTGAAGATGCATATCTCATTGAGATGTATGTCGATAACAATGACGGTTATGAGGGTGAAAAGGAACTTATGTCTAAATTTGGTTTGGACATACAGGATGATGCAACCTTCACTGTAGCAAGAAGACGGTGGGAACAGTTTGTCTCAGTTGACAATAATCTCATTGTTTCTCTACGACCAAATGAAGGTGACTTGGTATACTGGCCTAAAGGTAGAAAGTTATTTGAAATAACTTTTGTAGACCATGATGATCCATTTTATCAGGTTCACAATCTACCTACATATAAGTTAAAGTGTAAAACCTTTGAATACGGTTCAGAGGATATTGATACTGGTATTGCAGAGATTGATTCTGTAGAGACAGACAATAGTTTGGATCAACTAGAATATCAAGTTTCACTTGAACAAACTGGAACATTTAATGAAGAAATCAGACTAGAAGATAATTCTGGTGTTCTTCTGGACGATGAACTAGGAGATAAAATTCTTTCTGAAGATGAAACACATGGTGGTTCTCTAGAGGTTGAGGGTTCAGTACAGGGTGCCGATGCGTCCTATATAGTACTAGAAACATATAAAGTTGACACTATTGACGAAAACGCAATGAACGATTTCTTTGAAAGAGAAGACGATAATATATTAGACTTTACCGAATCTAATCCATTCGGTGATGCTGGGATGAAATAATTATGATTGGACAATATTTTTATAACGAATCAACAAGAAACATTGTTGTTGGGTTTGGTACTATTTTTAATAATATCCAACTCGCTAAGAAAGATAACACAGGCAACATTGCACAGACAATGAAAGTGCCACTTGCGTATGGGCCAAAAGCAAAATGGTTGGCGAGACTAAGAGAAGACCCTTCTCTTAACAAAAAGGTAGCGGTAACTCTACCTCGTATTGGTTTTGAAATTAGTGGGTTATCTTATGACCCCAATAGAAAACTAAACAAGTCAATCAAGGTTAAGAAGGCGGCAAACGGAACTGATGGAGATTCTATCAAGTCTGGATTTATGCCTGTACCTTATAATGTTGACTTTGAACTATTCATTATGAGTAAAAACTCAGATGATGCACTACAGATTGTTGAACAAATTCTTCCATACTTCCAACCAGAGTATACAATTACTTTGAAGGAGTCTGCCGAACTTGATATCATTAGAGATGTACCTATCGTACTAAATGATATTAGTTATGAGGATGACTATGAAGGAGACTTTGCAAGTCGTAGAGCAATCATTTACACACTAAACTTTACTGCAAAGTATTATATGTACGGCCCAGTAACGTCACAAGGTGTTATTCGTTCTGTACAAGTCGATCAATACACAGACTTACAAGTTGCAGCACCTAAGAGAGAACAGAGATATTCTGCTACACCTAAACCGGCTGACGTTGCGCCGAGTGATTGGGATACAGATGACGGTGATTTCGGTTTCAATGAAACAACATCTTTCTTTACGGATGCAAAAAATTATAACCCAACTACTGGTCAAGACGAATAAATAATACAAAGAATTAGGAAAACGATATGGCAAGTACATTAAAAGTAGATACAATAGTTCACACTGGTGGCACAACAGCAATGACATTAGATAGTGCTGGTAGAATTTCTCAACCAACAAAACCAGCGTTCAACGCTTATGGCACTGGTGCTTGGACTATATTTAGCAACGGTGCTTGGACAAAAATTGTTTTGAACGCAACGCCAACTTTGAACGTAGGTGGTCATTACGATAGTACAAATTCTAAATTCGTTGCTCCAGTAGCAGGTGTTTATCACTTCTACTACAGATTATATGGGCGAGTTCAATCTGGTGGTGCTGACTCAACGTATTGGCAATCACGGTTTCAGAAAAACAACAGCGCAATTACTGGTCACTCTGGTATGATTATGGCTTACTACTACAATATTGGTGCAAGGGATGAAGCAGCAACTGACTCAATGACCATTCAATTGGCTGCAAATGATGAAATTACTCTTCATGCACAATCTTCAGGTTCGCACAACGATGAGTATTACGCCTCAAATTGTAACTTTGGTGGACATTTATTAGGATAGGAATATGGCAAACTATAAAAATATAACTGCAACTTTAGATGCAATAGATAATAAACTTGATATCAAGGGTACTGCAAATCTTATTCTAAAAGAAACGGATTGGACACAGATACCAAACAACGGTTTAACAGATTCATGTCAAGCACTATTTACTGCATATCGCTCTTCTATTAGAGATATAAGGCAAAGCGACTCGGCATCACCTACTTGGCCTGATGCGCCTACAGAGGAGTGGTCATAATGCCATTAAGTAAAATACAATTAAAATCTGCCAGTAGAAACCTCATTATCAATGGTGG